GGGGGGACGCCCCCCCCTCCGCCGCGCCCCGACCCCGAGGCGCCCGATCCGCGAATCGTCGCCCTCCGACAAGTAACCGAATGGATCCTCCGCGGCGAAAACGAAACGTCGATCGCCGAGGCGATAAAAGCGACGTTCCCGAACGAGGACGCGAAATCCCTATTCCTCGCCGCCTACGATTACCTCGGCGAGCTCGCCGGATCGGACCCGGACCTCCGCCGAACGTGGCACATCGCCGCCCGCCGCGAACTCTATCGGCGAACCGTCGAAATTCACGATTTCAAAACCGCCCGCGATATCCTCCGCGACCTCGGACAATTGGAGGGACTCTATCCGAAACAGGCGCCGACGAAATCCAAACCTAAATCGGCCGAGGCCGGCGTCCAGGCGCCCACCCTCGACGCCGCCGACGATTATCCGATAATCCAATGAGCCGAGGAAACCGAGGAGGCCGGCCCCCGAAACCGACGGCCGTTAAAAAACGCCAGGGTAACCCAGGACGCCGGCCGTTAAACGACAACGAACCCGCGTTCGAGGGAACGACCACGCCTCCGAAACACCTCGACCGGATCGCGAAAAACGAATGGAAACGCCTCGCCTCCCGCCTCCAAGTCCACGGAATGCTGACCCCCGCGGACCGGACCGCATTCGCCGCCTATTGTGTCGCCTACTCGACCCACGTCCGCGCCGAGCTCGCCCTCCGCGAGAAACCAACGCAAGCCTACAAGACCCCCGGAGGCGTCCTCCGCCCGTGGCCCGAAATCCAGATTTCAAACCAAGCCCTCGAAAAAATGCACCGTTTCTTAACCGAATTCGGATTAACCCCGTCGAGCCGGAGTCGGCTTAACATTTCAACGCCGGGACGTCCGTCCGACGACGAGGATTTCCTATTCGGCGACGGGGGGACCGCGGCGCCCGATGAATGCGAAACCGACGTCGCAAACTAGCCCACGAATGGGAACGCCCGCCGTCCCATCGATCAATCGGCCGTTTGGAGGCCCTCGCCTACAAACGCCACGCCCGCGATATCCGGAACGGACACAAACGAGGACTCTATTTCGACGACGACGCCGCGGATCGCGCCGTCGAATTTATCGAGAGATTTTGCACCCACTCGAAGGGACGATGGAGCGGACAACCGTTCAAACTGGACCGATGGGAGGAATTCGTCGTCCGGAGTCTATTCGGATGGAAACGAGTCCGGACCCACGTTCGACGATTCGTCCTCGCTTATATCCAAGTCGCGAGGAAAAACGGGAAAACGACCCTCGCCGCGGGAATCGCCCTCCTCCTAACAATCGCGGACCGGGAACCAGGCGCCGAAGTCTATTCCGCCGCGACCACGAAGGACCAGGCGAAACTATGTTTCGACGAGTCGGCGAGAATGGTCCGGAAGTCGCCACGCCTCCGGCGTTACTGCGACATTATCGGAGGGAAACCACATTCGCGAACGAACAATATTTCCGTCGAGGCCCTCGGATCGAAATTCGAACCGCTCTCCTCGGATTCGGAAACGAAGGACGGACTAAATATCCACGGAGGCGTCCTCGACGAGCTCCACAAATGGGCCGATCCAGCCCTCTACGAAGTAATCGAAACCGGGACGGGAGCTCGAACCCAACCCCTCCTATTTTCCATTACGACGCCGGGATCCGGCGAGGACGGGATATGTTGGGAGCAGCGGACCCACGTCGAAAATATCCTCGAACAAGTCGTCGAGGACGACGGATATTTTGCGTTTGTCGCCGAGCCCGACAAGGAACTCCCGTTCGACGACCCGAAAACGTGGGAGCAGGGAAACCCCTCGATCGACGTTATCGTCCAACGGGACGACCTCCAACGGAAGGCCGACCGAGCCCGCGAGCTCGTCGCCCGCCAAAACGCATTCCGGCGCCTCCATTGCGGACAATGGACCGAACAGGTAGACCGCTGGATCGATCTCGATATTTGGAGGGAATGCGGAGGGACGTTCGACCCCTCGATCCTCGCCGGCCGGCCCGCCTATGGAGGACTCGACCTCGCGTCCGTCCGGGATTTCGCGAGTTTCGTCCTCGCGTTCCCGCCGATCGACGAAAGACCTTGGACGTATTTCCTCGCATGGACATTTTTCCCCGACGGCCGTCGGGAGTATCTGAAACGGAACCTAAAACAACCGATCGAAAAATGGATCGAGGACGGATGGATCGAAACGACCGACGGCGACGCCCAGGATTACGAAGTAATTCGGAACCGGATAAACGAGGCCGGGAAACTGTACGATATCCGGGAAATCGCGTTCGACCCGTGGAACGCCGCCGATCTCGTGAATAGGCTAATCGAAATCGACGGATTCGATATGGTGAAAATTTCCCAAGGGACCGGCGGTATGTCGGCGCCGGCGAAGGGATTCGAACGCCTCCTCCTCCAACGTACCCTCCGCCACGGCGATAACCCCGTTTTTACGTACTGCGCGAAAAACGTCGCGATATGGACCGACGCGAACGACAACATAAAACCGAGCCGACGGAGCTCCGGCGGGAAAATCGATACGATCGTCGCCGCGATTATGGCGAGCGGACGAGCCGACCTCCACGATTCCGGGAGCTCAATTTGGGAAAGCGACGAGGCCCTCGCATGATGAAACCAAAACTAGACGCCCGCGACGTCCTCGCCCTCCTCGGCGTCGGAATCCTCGCATATTCGGCCGGGATGATCTACGCCCCCGCCGGCGGACTCGTCGTCGGCGCCTACCTCCTCGCCGTCGCGACGAAGGGATAACGTTATGGGAATTTTCGCCGACGCCCTCGCGGGAATACTGGACGACGGCCGGCGAGCAGTCCGCGCCGCGAGTCCGGAAAATCCCTCGACGAACCTATCCAATCCGGCCGAATGGCTCGTCGATTGGATGACGGGGGGAAGCACCTACGCCGGCCCCGCCGTAAACGAATTAAACGCCGTCCGAGCGACGGCCGTTTTCCGTTGCATTTCGATTATCGCGAACACGATCGCGAGTCTACCGTTTAACGTTTACAAACGGACCGAGGCCGGCCGGGAATCGGCGCCGACTCACCCCCTCCAACGGATCCTCCACGACCAACCGAACCGAATAACGTCCTCCTACACGTTTCGCCAGATTATCGCCGGCGGACTCCTAACAAACGGAAACGGATACGCCGTTATCGGCCGAAACAATGCCGGCCGGATCCTCGACCTCCTCCAAATCGTCCCCCAGGACGTCGAAGTCCAGCGGATCGGAAAAAACGGAAACTATCGCCTCGAATATCGCGTTAACCTCGACGGCGAACAATTCCGAGTCGATCAAGATACGATCCTCCACGTTCCAGGAATCGGATTCGACGGGATCAAAGGAATATCGCCGATCGCGGCCGTCGGGAAACAGGCGATCGGCCTCGGCCTCGCCCTAGAGGAATTCCAGGGACGATTTACCCAGGCGTCCGCCCGCGGATCCGGAGTCGTCGAAGTCGATAAGGGACTTTCCCCCGACGGACTCCAAAACCTCCGGACGGCGTTCGAAAAACTCTATTCCGGAGTCGAAAAGTCCGGGAAAACCGTTTTCCTCGATCGCGGGATGACTTGGAAGTCTATGCAAATCGACCCCGCGGACGCCCAAACCCTCGAATCGCGGCGTTATCAGGTAGCCGATATCGCCAGGATCTACGGCGTCCCCCTCCACCTCCTCGGCGAAACCGAAAAGGCGACCTCGTGGGGATCCGGGATCGAACAACAAACGATCGCGTTCGTCGAATACGTTATCCGCCCGTGGCTCGTTTCGATCGAACAGGAGTTTAACCGGAAGCTATTCCGGAATCCGTATTACTGCGAATTCGCCCTCGCCGGCCTCCTCCGCGGCGATTCGAAATCCCGCGCCGATTACTATTCGAAAGGCGTAAATAATGCGTTTATGACTCCGAACGAGGCCCGCCGAGCCGAAAACCTCCCGCCACTGGAGGGAGGCGATCGCCTCTATCTAAACTCCGCCGCCCTCCCACTCGATACCGTGGACGATCGGAACAACAATCCGCCGGGTGGCTGGATTCCCGAGCAGGCTTTGACCCGGGAAGAGGCTTTGCGTGCCGCGACCATGGGTGCCGCATACGCAATGCATGCGGAAGACATCCTTGGCTCCATCGAGGCGGGTAAACTGGCTGACTTCGTGGTAATCCCGGTGGATTACATGACCGTCCCGGCGGAGGACATCTGGAAGATCGAGCCGGACATGACGGTCATAGGTGGAGAAGTGGTCTACACCAGGCCGATACAGGCGAGGAATTGACCCGGGGAACAAGCCCCAGAGAGGACGCGAATGATGACCAGCCGAGTTTTCCTTCCAGCCTTGGTGGTATGCGTCTCCGTG